ATCCTGGCTCCCTTCGGGGTCGAAGACCCTCCACACTTTCGTGGACATGAACGATTATGGAAAATCAAAATACACAGAAAATTTCGCCAACCCTTACCCACGTGATTGCAGCTTTGCTCGGAACGTTCTTTGGCCCTAAGGCCACGGAATTCGTCCTTGCAATTGCTGCAGCACTTGGTTCTTAAGGAGAACGCGAATGGGCGTCAAAGATCATCGACAGCGGAAGGCTAGGGGCCCCAAAAAGGCTCCAACTAACCGCGATGTTCTGATAAATGGCGTGATCGTCCAAAAGGTCGGTCACGTCGATGCCCCTGATGTGTATTCCTATCCATCTCTCGCCATGGGTTCGTATTTCTGGCAAAGTCCCTTAGTACAAGGTGACCACCAGACTCCGAACTCTCACACGTATATTAAACAAGTACGTGTGAGCCCTACAGCTACATTGGGATTAAAGAGGAATGATATCCCCTTCATCAATGAGCGTTCGGGCCCGCTTGAACAGAGCTTAGATTTCTACTCTGTTTTATTCAAGAACGCCGACAACCCTTGGGCTGACGGTATCTTTGAAAATACGCAGAAGCGGGCGAGTCACAAGTTCTTCGACTCTCTGCAAGAGTCTTCAGCGAATTTGGCGGTCGATTTTGCCGAGGCTTCACAGTCTCGGGATATGATCGCCAAAAGGTGCGCTCAACTTTCAAAGATCTTTCGAAATTTGAAAAAGCTCGCCTATCGCTGGTGGAAGAATTTGTTATGGAATCGTGCAAATCCCAAACTTCCCCCTCGTTGGGTTCCCCCGAAATTTCGGGAAGCCCAGTCGCCGTTGGATATTGTTTCCAATACGTGGCTTGAGTGGAAGCTTGGCTGGAGCCCTTTATTGAGCTCCATTTTCGGCGTTCTCGATCATACGAAGAACCTCGCTCGCCGTTTTCGCGTTCGTGCCAATACCAAAGGATTGAAAAGGCTGAAGTTTACTCCAGCCATGACAATTCCAGGTAGGTACGTCGCGTGGACGGACGTTGAGGCCTCCGTGTACTGCACTTGGTGTGCAGATTACGAGAACACTTCGCCGGTACTGCACGACAAAAATCGTTTGACGTCATTCAACCCAGCCTCAGTAATATGGGAACTGGTTCCGTTTTCCTTCGTTTTCGATTACTTTATAAATATCGGGCGATGGTTGTCGGAAGTTGAAGCGTCCTTCCACGCCGGGCTCACGTTTATACGTGGGTACGACGTGACTGTGGCTCGGTACCTGAATAAGATATCCGTGCCACAGCTCGCTTTAACAGTGGGTAACGCCGATTACTACCAGGATGGTGGTAAGGGGCGCGAGTACTCTGTCTATAAGCAGCGAAATCGGTGGTATTCCACACCGATGCCTTTCCCCCCTGGGTGGGAGCCTAAGATTGGTGCCCAGCGTATTCTAACGCTAGCGGCCCTTATCAATCAGCTCTTTTTCTCCAAGGGGGCATTTCGTTAATCTCTAATCTCATTACGAGGACACAATATGTCACAACGTGCAGCGATCACAATCAACGACGGGGCGTCCACACCGGCCGCCCACACCTTCAATCCTTTGTCCACAGCTGGATCAGGTGACTGGATCGAGTTTTTCGACAGTTCTGGCGGCGGCATTTCTGCCGGTCGCTGGATCCTTCGGATTCGCTCGAAAATGGTCACTCCTACGGACACTCTCCGCGCAAGCGGAAACGTTCGTAACAATCTGATCAACAAAGTCGAAGCTCAGGTACTCGTCCCGGTTCTGGAAACTGTCGGTACCGCTTCTAGCGGTTTCGACGCGGTTCCGTCGCCGGCGTACCATCTTACGGCCAAGGTGGAGTTCTTCCTCCCTGACCGTGCGAGCACACAAGAGCGCGATCACATCATTACTATTGTCAAGAATCTTCTTGGCCATACGGTGATGCAAAACGCGGTCGAGTCACTCGACGTCCCCTACTAAGCGCGTGGCAGTTATGATGATTAATCATTCTGCCCAGGAGATTTTCGACAAAACTGTCGTCGAACTCTGTCGCTATGTAGGAACACCCTACTCTCAAAAATGTTTGATGCTGTACGATAGCAAGGGTTACGAAGCCCTTGTTACCGATAAACCAGTATTAGACGAGAGTAGCCCTTCTGCTTTCTCTCGGAATTGGGGTTTACACAATTTTTTCAAAAAGTGTAAGCTTCCAACCGAAATCGATAAGCAGTCTGCGGCTTTGTTAGCCGCGGAAGAATCCGAAGAACGTTGTCGGATCACCAACGAGGCATTTCTGCATCGTAAGTTTACCTTACGCGAGGAGCAGTTTCTTTCGAAACTCTCTCGTAAAATTGTAGAAGTTCTCGGTGGTCCACGTGTTCCCAGGACGATTTGGGACAACTGTGGATGGGGGCCAGGCGCTACGGCATCACTTGCCAAGCGTCTTGCCCAGGTGGATAATAAGCTCCTTGAACAGGAGTTATCCGTAACTGATGGCGCCCAACAGCTCTTCCGAGCTGAGCTCGCGCGCGACAACCTATGGTTGGCCGCTCGTGGGATTCGTTTAGACGGTCCAGCTTGCCTACTTGGCGAGACTAGATCGTTGAACCACAACCGAATGGCGCTGGTTCCGAAAGATGCGAAGACGGATCGCGTGATTTGTGCCGAGCCCACGGGGAATTTATTTCTCCAGAAAGCTATTGGCACTTTCATACGACGTCGTCTCAAAATCTTCGGGGTTGACTTGGATAATCAAGGACACAATCAGCACCTCGCTCGCTTGGCCTATGCAAAGGGCCTTGCCACGCTTGATCTGAAAAGTGCTAGTGATTCCATGTCTATCGGGCTTATTCAAGACGTACTTCCGTTCGAGTGGTTTTGCCTACTCGATTCTCTTCGGTCACACTTTACCAAGTGGATCGATGGATCCATTCGTAAGAACCATAAGTTCTCTTCGATGGGTAACGGATTTACGTTTGAGCTCGAAAGTCTTATCTTTTACGCGGTGGTTTGCGTATTAGATGAGAGTGCGTACATCTCCGTTTATGGGGATGATATTATTTGCTCTAGAAATAGGGTGGATGACGTCATCTTCGGTCTCACGACCATCGGATTTGTAGTCAACACCGACAAATCTTTTTCCCTTGGCCCTTTTTACGAGAGCTGCGGGAAGCACTACTTTATGGGAATCGACGTTTCGCCGATTTACCAGAAGTCTGCTTCTGATTTGTTGGACGTATCGGAGCTCATTCGGCTCCATAACCGCCTTTACAGGTGGATGATACGTATAGAGGGGTTTCCCAATGATCGGGTCTTACGACCTATCAGAAAGGCGATCCCGCTATTCCAGCCAGATTGGTTAGAGTCCGATGAGGCATGCTGTCTAAAAGACTTCGTGCCGAAACTCGGTTACAATCGACATGGCTGGTTACGACTGCAGGGGGTTCGCTCTGTTATCCCAGACCGGGATGGTTCAGGCGAAGCTCTGCTCGCATACCATATGCGTTTTGGCGCTTCCTTACCTCGTGTTGGAAAACAACGAGATGGGAAGATCGCTCAGCCTCACCTACAACGGTTTTTCCGTCGAAGTTTCGCTGTTGCCCCTCCCTCGTTTGGCATTTCAAGCCCTACGAAGGAACGCATATTGACCCTTTTACGTTGCGATAGTTAATATCGCTAAATAATGGAGGCCTATTAAGGGCTATGAAGAG